ATGCACTACACCGTCCGCTGCCCTCACTGTCTCGCTGTGCAAACCCGGCACGATACCGAGCTGTGGCCCGGGACGTTCCTCGATCGGTCGGGCGAGGCGGAGTATCCGGGCGATCCCAGCGAGCCGCAGGCGTGCCGCGAATGTGCTGGCTGGATGCGCCTAATGCTCATCGGCAAGGATCTCGATCTCACGGTCGAGAAGTGCGAGGCGCCTGAGCCGGATCCGCCGGACATTTTGGATACCGGTATTTGAGCGTCAAGAAGATCTCCAAGGCCGAGCGTCTCGTCAACGAACAGATGCTGGCGCTCCTGGAATGGGCCGCCGACCATCCGAAGCGCTGGCACGACATCGGGCCGGAGGAGTCGAGCAAGCGCGCGGCCGAGCTGCTCGAGAAGCGAGGGGTGATCGAGATCCGGGGGTACTCGAATCACTACAGGCTGAAACCGAAGGTGCCCTAAAGCGGTTCCAGTGGGACGGTCTTCCCGGCGAGCGCGTGCGTACAATCGTTCAGAAACTGGATATTACCGGCCGTCACGAACGAGTGGCAGATCGTGCACTTGAACTTCGACGGCTCGTCGGGATGGGCGGCATTGTAGGTGCACCAGCATTCGCGGTCCGCGCCAAGCGGTATCGCTCGCTGTACGTAATGCCCGCTCGTTACCAGCACGCTCGGGGTGAACGTCGGTTTCTCGTAATTGCCATCGAACGCCCAGCCCGACGTCACAACATGCATCGCTTCGCAGCCCGGGCACCAGAATCCCAGCTGGCCGCCCTCGATGACCCGCAGGACGCCGCGCCCGCTCACTTATGGATCACCGGCTGGGTCTCCCTGCACGCCGCTAGAAGGTCATCGGCAGCGTCAGCAATGGCGTACAGTCCCGGCCGCTGGTCGTCATCTCCTTGAGGCACTTGTCCATTTCGCTGCGAAAGTGCCCCGGCGCCGGCAGGTTGAGCACCTTCGTTTCCGGCGGCGGACACGACGGCACCGGGGGCTGATGGGCACAGGCGCAGAGCGATGCCAGGCAGAGGCCCGCTGCGGAGAGTTCGAAGAGTCGCGAGTTCCGCATCATGTCGGTTGTCCCTTGCTTGGGTTTGGAGTTCTCTTTCCTGCCATGCGGTTGCCAGGGCCCCGAGCTGCTCGGCGTGTAGACCCTCTGCGGCGGTTTTAGCGTTCGCCGCGTCGAGGCGGCCCGATAGGGTGCCGAAATAGAAGCCGGCGCCGAACAGCGCCAGGACGCCGGCGGCGATCGCGCCCATCTTCACGTAGGGCGGGATGAGCATCATTTCGGCTCGCCATCCTTCGGTGCGACGGCCGCGGCTATCTCGCCGAGTTCCTCGGCGATCTCCCTCGCCATCAGAAATTGCAGCCGGCCGTTAGCCTTGCCCAATTGCTTGGAGAGCGCCTCGTGCTCGAGCACGGTGTGTTTCGCGTGGTTGTCGATCTGATCGCGCGTGCCGTCGAGCGCATCGAGAATGACATCCGTGTCCGAGCGCCACCAGCGACGCCCGCGCCACAGGACCAGGCCGGCAATACTGACGACGACGAGAAACGTCGCGATGCAGATATACAGCGTCCATTGGCTACGGTCCGACAACGTGAAGCCCCTTCCATGCGAATTTGAACAGCAGCGTGATCAAACACAGCGTACCGGTTCCAACGGCCGCCAATACCCAGTGAACGAATTTCGAGCCCCATTTAACAGTGCGCTCGTTGAGCTTCCCCTTCACCATGGTCCAAGCCCCGGTGGCGGTGAGCCGATCGCGCTCGCAGGCCTCGAGGATCTGCAGGCGCTTGTCGGTCGACTCCCGCCATTCGTTGATTTCGACGACTTCCTGCCGGATGTCATCGATATATTCGAATGGATCGCGGTCGCGGTCGGCCTTCGCGGCGATTTTGCCGGTCATGCCGAAGCGGCTCACGGCGGCTGCTCGTCCGACTTGTTGACCTGGCTGTTGAAGAAGCCGATCGCCGCGGTGATGACGCCCAGGACCATCGTGCTGCCCGCCATTTGTTTGACGGTCAAGAACACGGACGCCTGCGGCAGCCCCATCTGGACGGCCCCGGAAATGACGCCGAGAAAGCCGCTCAGTTTGGTTCGATGTTCCCACAGCCATTTCATGCAACACCCGTCAGTTAAATCTGTGCGAGTGCCTTATAGCGCGCGGGCGATTCTTGTGCTGCGTCGGAGTTCTCACGTCACACGAATGCGCCGCCGGCGCCCGTATACGACGTCATCAGCGCCGCAAACGAGGTGATGGGCTGCCCTGCGGTGGACCCGGGCAGGCTCGCCCAAATCGGGTGGCATTTATTGATCGCCTCCGGAATCATTCCGCCGATCACAAGATTGAGCGCCCCCTGCTTGCGGATGATCTCAATCGCCACGGTGTCCTGGGCGTCGTGCCCAAAATTCGAGAGCCGTAGAATGTTTTTCCATCCCATCCAAGTTGGATGGGTGATTTGGTACCGCCCCGCGGCGGTCGAATGGCACGGCGGCTTGAGGCCGAGATTGATGCAATACTCGTCCTTCAAGCGTTCGCCGTCCCACTCACGAGTCCCATCCGGGCGCTGCTCATGCGGATGCCAGCGCAGATCTTGAATGATGTGGCGCTTGGCGTAACAGACGCAATACGGATCCACGAGCGCCGCGGTGGCAGGATCGCGGACGTTGTCGACCCCTTCGGAATGCGCCACCATCGTCAGGAAGGCCGCGGTGTTGGCATTCATATTCACTTGACGAACACTCCGACCAGGAACCCGGCCATCAGCCCCACGGCGAGCGTGATGCAGACGATCGCGATCACCTCGGTGCGGTTGGTCGCAAACCAGGCCTTTTCCTTGGTCGCCGCGGCTTTGAGTTTGCCGATTTCGGATTTGGCGAGTTCGGGTAAGTCCATGAGATGCCTCCTTACAAATCGAGACGTAATTTCGCTATGTCGGCGTCAATCGCCTGCAGGCGCTCGAAGGCGCCGGGCCGGCCCAATGAGAGCTCACGGCTCGCTCGATGTTGCGAGGCCTCGAGCTGCGCGATCTGCGCAAGCGCGAGACTGCGACGGTCGATAGTCGCCTGCGCGGCGATCTCTTCCGCCGGGCGTTGATAGTCGACGAGCTCGCCAGTCGTTATGTCGACGCGCTTGTTCAAGTGATCGTGATGCCCGTCGATGACGCCGTGCCCGGGCGGCGTATTGAGCGCGAGATCTGCCGCGTCGCTGGTGCCGTATTGATGCGACGCGAGGAGCCCGGTCGATAGGTCAAAAAATGAATAGCGTTTCATCGCTTCACGATCTCGCCTTGCAGTTTGAAGTTATTGAAGGTCGCGCTGATGGTCAGCCCTTGGCTTACCAACATCGCCACGGAGACCGTTTGCCCGGGGATCAGCGCAAATTCCTCCTGAATCGTGAACGGCAGGCGCGTCGTTGTCAGGGAGTAGAACGGCCCGGCGATGATGTTGCCCACCTGATTCATCTGCAGATTGACGTTGGTCGAGCCGGTGAACGCACCCGAACTGGTGACCCCCTCGACATACAGCGTGGCGATGAGCACGTGATTGCCGTCCAGTGGCGCGGCAAAACTCAAGGTGGGTTCGGCCGCCGGCGCAACCGTTTGAAATCCCGTTCCGCTCGTCGTGTAGGTTGTCGCGGTCGCATTGAATACGGACCCGACGGCGGTGGCCGCATTGGCACCGAGCTGCGGGGTATCGATGCCTGGGATCAGCTCGGTCGGTCCAAACTCGACGCTGTTGATGCCGACGCCAGGCGAAAAGAGCACGAACATTCCGTAGACGCTCGCCAGCGACACCGTGACGATGCGAAGGGCTGCCCCGTTTTTCCAATAGATGACGGAGGTGCCGTCGTAGGTGATAGCGAGGTAATCTTTCGTCGTGTACGCGCCGGCATTCGCGACGACCTGAGTTCCGGATTCGTATATTTCGATGATGCCGGAGTTGTCCGCATACATCGCATAGAGCAGGTTGGTGAAGTTGATCGTCGCTGGGATCGCGGTGACCAGGCCCGCCATAACAGCCTTGGTCGTCGCATTCGCCTTCCAGACGAGGTGCGCGGTCGGAAAATGGTTGATGCTGTAGGCGTCGGCGTCGGTCCATGCACTTGCCCCGCCGTTCTTATAGACGTTCTGATCGCTCACGACCGCGAGCCCGCGCGGGGCAAACATACTCGGAAGCCCGGTCCCGTAGAGGGCGGCGCCGGCGATACCGGTGACGCCGGGATACTGGTTCGAGAGGCTGCCGTTTAAGGAGACCGCGCGAATCCAATAATAGCGCGTGAACGTATCGGATTTGGCCAGCCAGAACGCGGTGCCGGCGATGCCGGAGGCGATCTTCGTCGCCGACGCGAAGGGCGTGGATGAGGTGTATTCCCAGAGCTCATAGGTCGTGCCGGGCGCTTCGTAGGACGGCCGATTCCAGGTGAAGGAAATCCCATAGCCATCGCTCGCGGCGGCGAGGCCCGTGGGATCGTCCGGCGCCTCAACGGTCGATGCGGGCGCCACCGTTCCCGGCGCCGCGTAGTCGGTCGTCAGCGGATCCGCGTAGGGCGTCGAGCTTTCCTCTTTGCCGGTCACGACGACGCGCCGGTTCGCCAAGTCCATGACCACTGACTGGGCGCGAAAGACCTTGTTCTGCCAGCCCTGCTCGGCGAGGGTGAGATTGAACGTCTCCCAGGGGGCGACCTTGGCGCCGGTCAGTTTGAGATTCAACGTCGCGACGATCTGGTTGCGGCTTTGCTTCTTGATGACCTCACAGATCCGCTGCGCGCGATATTCGTCGGTGACGCCGGCGAGCGTGATATTCCTGAGCAGCGTCTGGCCGCCGTCTGCCGTGACATAGGTCGATTGAGTCCGGACCGCACATTGCACGTTCTGCCAGTCGCGATTGGGATCGAAGTACGTCGCGACGACGGTGTTGTAGAGATCGGTCCCCGTGACCGTGCCCTGGATCGTGTAGCCGTCCGAGGAGAGGTCAGCGTCGCTGATCGAAACGCCCGGCGCGTCATATTCGCCCGCGTAGATCCGATACATCCCCTGACTGAAGATGCGCTGGCCAATCATCGCGGCCAGGATCACATCCAAGTTCGTGTCGTGGATATCGCCGCAGGAGAGCACGCAGCCCAAGACATAGCGCAGCTGAGTCGTCGAGCCGGGGAGCGCGACCGATTGATCGCACTCGTTGGCGGCGGCCGCGACGAAGGTCCAATTAATCCGGTTGGTCGGGACCTTCATGCCGAGCACCGAGATCGGCGTTGCGACGCTGAAATAAATGGAGCCGCCATACATGTAGTCGGCCGCGCACAACGCCGGGTTCGCGCTGAAGGTCCAGGTCGTGGCGTCGTTCAGGCGCTGGGAGCCTGAGCCCCCGTTGGTCGAATCGAGCCTGGGGTCGTAGACGCGCTTGCCGCTCACGAGCGCTTGGAAGTTCGACGGCGCGCCATTCGGCCACGCGGTCGTTGAGCGCTTCATGCGAATGACGAGTTTGGCTACCCCATAGCCAATATGATTCGTGGTGATCGCCGTGAAGGCGGCGTTCCAATCCGGCTGAACGACCTCGGTGGAAGGGCCGAGCAAGCGCCAGATATTCAAGTTCCCGGTGAATGCCCCTTGAGTGACTGCGCCGGTAGATGAGTTGATGTTGGCGCTCACGATCGTCGTCGAGTCGAGGATCACATCCCCTATCGCATCGACCTGATGCCCGGCGAGAGCGATCACGAACCAGAGATAGTCTTGACTGGATCCGCCGGGGCTGCTCGAGGTCCCATAGAAGGCGACGACGCCCGATGTTCGGACCTGACCGTAGAGGATGCGGCGCGGCTCGAGCGTGCCCTTCACGGTCACGGATTGCTGCGGCGGCCCCTGGTTATTCGACGGCGTGCCGGCAAGCGCCCGGGCGATTTTGCCGAGCGCGAAGCTGATGACGGCATCGACGATGACGGTGGCGATAATGGTGGCGACCGATGCGGCTACGCCGATACTGACCAGGGCGGCCGCGATGTAGCCGACAACAGGCGGCATGTCAGTCGATCCGCCAGGCTTTCTGAATCACCTCACGCGGCCGGAACGAGAGGCCCCCGGGAATCATGACGAAGGCGCAATTGGTGCCGTTGCACATGCCGCCCGTCTCGAGGCCGTCAATGGTCGCGACAATGATGTCGCCGGCTCTCGCCCAATTGGGCGCCACGGGTTCGCCAAACGCGTGCGTGAGAATCCCCGCGATCCCGCCGTACTCCACCAGGAGTTTCGCCGCGCCGAGCTCGGTCGAGTATTTGCCGAACGCGGCCGCGGGATCGACGCCCGTCATCGCAAGCACGCACCTTGCCGGGAACTGCAGGCAGTCGTGCACGCCATATTCGAGCGGCCGGTCGCGCGCCGCGTCCAGTTCGGCATGGAAGCGCTCGCGCCAGTCGGTGAGCCTCATCGTCGGCCCTTGCCGCCGCCGGGATCACGGGGTTGGTTCGCCGGGTCGATGGTTGTGCCGCCCCATTGCACCTTCTTATTCGCAATGGCCGCGATCTGGTCGAAAAAGGTGTCGGTCGGAAATAAGGACTTTTGCGATTCGTCCGTGTAGAGGAGCCCGACGCTGTTCTGAAAGAGCGAGTCGTAGTGCTTGACCGTGCATTGAATGGCCGCGCTTCCCCGGGTTCGGGTATAGGTCAGGAGATCCATGAACCCCTCAAAAATGGCCGGTTCAATGGGAGTGATCGGCAGCAGGGTCACGGAGTCCAAGGGGAGGAAATAGATCGACGCAAATTGGTTGTAATACTCGGCGCGCTGCGGGACCTTGCCGAGGATCGTGGGATCGATCCCGGAGAGCGACAGATACAGCTCCCCGACGTTGCGTTGATTCGGATCCTCGGTGATAGAGGAGACGCTGCCGAAGCCGCCGGAGCCCACGGACCCCACGCCTAGAAAATCGTTGCCGCCGATGGTGAGCGTACCCACGCCCATATGCGCCCGGACCACGCCGGAGGTGAAATTAAGCTGTACCGCGAGCGCGAAGTCGACGTGCTCCTGATCGAAGGCCGCCTGGTTCGCGGGTTGCGTGTAGCGCGTCATGCGGCCTCGACGAATTCGAGCGATGCCTGGCCGAAGACGCCGGGCGTGTATTCGACGCCCAAGGTTGAGCCGGCGAGGACGAAGCGGCCCATCGGCTGCTGGATGATGACCGCCGCGCTATCCGCCGGCGATTGCTTCAGGGTGTTTTCGAACTGTAGTAGACCTAAGCCCGCCGCATCGCTATCGAGCCGCGCAGTCACGCGCACGAGCTGCGAATTCGTGGGCAGATCGATTTCGACCATGTCTCCCGCCAGCAGCAATCCACTCGTGCTCACCGGCAAGCCTTTGATGCGGAGCGCGTTGCCGGTCTGGGCGAGTGCGGCGAATGCCGTGCCGATAGATTGCACGAGGCGCACTGGGACGGACGATAGCGCGACAGTGGCGCGCCATATCTGTAGGCCAAAGGACGCTCCGGTGTAGGTGTTAACGTTATCCGCGCTGGCCAATGAAAGCAGTACGCCCAATGATGTGGCGGCATTGGTCTTACGCGCGACGATCGTGCATTGATACCATCCGTTTCCCAGCGATTTGATATATGAGCGGATGTTCGTCCAGTTCGCGCCAGTATTCGTTGTGCCTATAACCCCCGTCGAGGTATTGAAATAGACGCTGGCAAAGGTTCCGCCGGTGTTCTCTATGAGGGCTAAATTGATCCAAAATCTTGTCGCCGAATTGGCGCAAGCGGTGAAGCAAACATCCTGTGCGGAACTTGAGACCGTGAAATTTTGTTGTACGTAGTGCGTGTTAGTAGAGGTATCTTCTATCAGCGAATCGGCAGTTATGGTGCCATCCGGGGCGATCGCCGCGCTCAACGACGTCGAGGATCGCGTCTTTGTCCATGCCGCGTTGGTAAAATCGTCGGACCACAGCAGCATGTTCGCGCCGTTGTCGACCAGTGCGCAGCGCGAGACGGACCCCCAGGGAACGTCGAAGAAATCTCCGGCTATGCCACCGGTTGCCGTGTTCTCGTATAGGCTCATGCCGGCGCCGGCGACGATAGCCGGTACCCCCGCGAATGAACAATAATTTCCCGCGAATGGGACGTCGACGAACCACGAACTGGCGACTAAATTGAGCCGAAAGACTGCCGGGCCCGCGCCAGCCAAAACGATTGCCCGTACGGCATATGGAATGTTTAGGGTAAGCGTCACACCAGTATCCAAGCCGTAACCGGCGCTCGCCGCCGAACGCCCAATGCGCAGTGTCCTATCTTGTGCCGACAAGACCGATTGCGCATTGAACGTGCCCCAGCCCGTCGTACCATTCGCGAAGGTGTTATTCGGCACCAACTCCACATCCGGAAACGACCCTCGCGCCGCCCTCAAGGGCGAGACCCATACCCGGTTCTGACGCCCGCGCAGCGCCGCCACAAGCGCCTCGAATCGCGCCAGGCGCGAGCCCGTGAGCACGGCAAAATCCATGCGCAAATGCCAGCGCCGCGTGCCAAAGAGCGTGGAGCTTTGCATGGCGCCGGTCGTCGCCGATTCGTCGACCGCGGTGAAGTCATCGACGCCGAACAGCATGCTCGTCGGCACAAGATCCGCGGGAAAGAAAATGTCGGTCATGCGAAGGCGCCGCCCTTAATCAATTTCGTCATATGGGCGATGGTGGTTTTTTGCGTGGTCTGGCAGGCGGAGATGACGTCCGAACGGCTCACGCCGGAGCCGATGTTGTAGACCGGCGAGAAGATGATGCCGGGCGCAGCGCCCTGACCGGGCGTCGAGACCGTCACCCGTTCGTTGGGCGAGGCTTTGAATTGCACCAATTGCGAGTCGGTGCCGCCGGTGCCGCCGACCGGAAAGGAGCCGCCGCCGGCGAAGCCCAGGAGCGCGGGGTCCGAATTGAAGGTGACCGCGGTCGAATCGCCGCCGCCGAAGAGCGAGCCCAAGGCCCCGAAGATGCCACCGACCGCGGAGCCTCCGCCCTGATTGGCGAAGATTTTATCGAGGCCGAGCGCCTTGAAGAGATCGAAGGCGGCCGCCTGGGCAAAGATCTGCTGAAACGCCTTGGCGAAATCGGAGACCAGGCCCCGCAAGCCGCCCTGCCCGATATTCTCAAAGGCCTGCGCAAACGAGTTTTGAATCGCCCGGCCGGTGTTGTCCGCAAACTGCGCCGTCTCATCGAAGCTTCGCTTGGCGTTCGCGGCCGCCGCGCGCGAGTCCTCCGCCATCGACGCGTAGTAGGTTTTGAACGAATCCTGGCTTTCCTTGATCGACTGATCGACGACGGCCTTGTTGCCGGTGAAGAACTCCGACAGCGCCTTGGTATCCGCCGGGCCGCGCTCCCGATTGAACGCATCCGCCTGCGAGATGATGCCGTCTTTGACCAGGACGTCCAGGCGCGCCTGCAGCAGCGCAGTATCGGCAATCAGTTTCTCGCCGCCGGTCTGGGTGATCGCATCCAGATCGTCGTAGAACTTTTTTAAGGAGTCCTCGTGAATCTTGAGATTCGGATTGATCGCGATGGGCTTGATGTCCGGCGAGAACCCGGGCGGCGGCGATAGGGAATCCAAGAGCCCATTGATGTTCTGGTTCTTGACGTCAATCGCGGTCTGCTCGATGAGCTTCAGCGTGGCGAGTTTGGTTTGCAGGGTCAGCAGATCTTTGTCCGTGACCGAGCCCGCGGCGGGGCCAAAGAAGCCGGAGTGCTGTTCCTTCAACTGCGTCTGCACGAGCGCGATCTGCGCGGTGACCGTTTTAAGTTCATCGCCGCTCAAGAACGCGGTGAGCCGATCGGCGAGCAAGCTGATCGAGGGCGCCACATCGACGACGACGGCGGTGCCTAAGCCCTTGAGCGAGGAGGTCACATGATCGAGCGACTCCTGCGTCTGGTGCAGCCGTTCGATGGTGTCATCGCTGAAGGACGCACCCAGGAGCCCGGCCTCGAGGCGCGCCTTGGCGATACCCTCGGCCCCTTGAGAGAACAGCGGCAGCATATCGGCGCCGGCGCGGCCGAAGAGCTCAATAGCCGCCCGCGTCTTATCCGCGGGAACCTTCAAGTCATTGATTCGCTGTGCGAACACCTCGAATTGCTGATCCGGGGTCAGCGCCTTGATTTGGGCGAAGGTGAGGCCGAGCGCATCGAAGGTCGCCTTGGCCGTGCCGACGCCGGAGCCCGCGGTCGAAATCGCCTTTTGCATCTTCGCAAGCGAGGCCGAGAGCTCGTCGAGACCGACGCCCGACCCCTTGGCCGCGAACGCGAGCTCGGAGAAGGCCCCGGCGCTGATGCCGGCCTTGATGGCCCCTTTCGACAGTTGGTCGCCGAGCTCAATCTGCGATTTGGTGAATTCGACCAGGGCGTCGACGCTTAGGCCCACGCCGATCAATTCGAAGCCTTTCTTGATCGTTTCGACCGCTTCGTTGGTCGCCTTGACGGCTTCGTTCAGTTTGCCGCGAAAGCCGGCGATATCCGCCGCCATTTCGACGATGATCGAACCAATTGTGTTAGCCATCGTTTTTGGGTCGTCCGAAGATTTTCCGCAATTTGTCCTCTACCGATACGTGGTCATCCGGCGTGAGGGAATAGAACGCGTTCCACAGGTAATACTCGTGCGCCGGCAGCGCGAGAATCTCGCCCAATGTCTTGCTGAGCTTTTCCGCAAGTACCATCGCGAACCGGAGCGACGGCTGGGCGATTATTTTTCCTTGGCGTCCTCGAGCGATCCCATACCGTTCACGGTCATGCCCGCAGTGACCACACGGCGCAGCGTCGCCGGCGATCGAGCAAGTATCGGCAGCGCGTCTTTATAGGTGGCGAACAGCGGCGCTCCCGACTCATCGCACACGAAGGCGGCGAGCTGGCAGGCCATGATGTCGCTGCGTTCCTCGAATGGCCGCATGACCTGCTCGAGGGCGAACGCTTCGGCGGTCGAGAGCGAGCGTACGTGCACGGTCCCGCCCCACTCCGGTACGTCGACGGCAACGATCTTTCGATCCTTCGCGCCGAGGATATCGGCGGCCGTGAGACCCATCAGGCGAACCAGGCCGGCGCGCCGGTCACGCGTAACGTCACATTGCCCTTCACTGCGCTATCCGGACCGCCGGCGTCGAAGGAGAACTGCTTGACGAGCGCGGCGAAGGCCGCAACCGTGCCATCCGACAGACCGATCGAGAATGCGGACACCGCGGCGGTGGTCTTGATCGTTCGCAGACGCAACTGGCCGGTATCGGTCACGAGCCAGATGGCCAGGGTGACGTTGCCGAAGTCCTGCAGGCCGACCAAGAATTCCTTCGCGGTCGACTGCAGATTGGTGACATCGATTTCCGAGGCCGTGCCATCGAACCCGGTCAGATTCGTGACCGACCCGACCGAGACCATGGTCTGCAGCGATGCTACGCCGCCGCTGACGTAGGAGCCGAAGGAGGTCGCATCGACGCCCTTCAAGTTGAAGGTATTGGCCGCCGGCGAGTCGACCACATAGACGCCGAAGCCGCCGCTCGGGTTGATTTGCGGCATACCGACAACGCCGGAGATCGTGACGATCTGGCCCTGCAGATAGCCGTGCGCGGCCGAGGTGACGACGCACGGCGAGGCGCTCGTGATCCCGGTGATCGTCTTGGTGGCGGCCGAGGCGCTCGAGACCGAGAGGCTGGCCGTTTGACTCTTAATTGCCATGGTGTGCTACTCCGAAAGATGAGAAACCCGCCAAAGCGGGCGGGTGATTGAGATCAAGACCAGATCTGGTATTCCTGCGTAATCCGATAGACGCCCGGGACCGGTTCCAACTCAAAGAGATCGACCTCGAGCGTCATCAGCACCGGGACCGCGTCGAACGCCGCGCGGACCGCGATGGCGATGGCGCGCGCGCCCGCGTAGGTGGCATCCCAGCAATCGATCTGCAGGCGCGTGTCATCGAGGCCGCCGTTGCCGGCGAACGTGTTCGACGGCGTTACCGTGATCCGCTGCAGCGTGACCGCGGGGATGATGAGATCCTGGGCGCGTATGAGCGGCGAGATGCGCGTACCCACTAAAGCGACCACGGGCGCCGCGGCGCTCAAGATGCCGAGCGCCTGGGTGATGGCTTCGGCGGCCATTAGTTAATCCGCGAGCGATTGGTCAGGCTCGGCAGTATTTTCCGCAGGTACTCGCCGAAGGCGGTCACCGCCGCTTCTTTCTTGGTGTCGTAGGCCGGTCGCAGGAAGGGTTTCGCCGGGATGGCTTGGACGACCTTGCCAAAGAAGCCCTTGGCCGGGGTTCCGAGAGAGCGCTTGTTGGTCGTCATGATGCCGCGCCCGTACTCGATCCAGACCGCGTAAAACGCGTCCAGGTTCTTCTTCTGCGCGCGCTTGCCCGTGTGCACCGTGACATTGCGGATCTGGTAGTCGCTGCTCGCGCCGCGGGTGCCCTTGATCGAATAGATCGCGAGCTTTAAGCGCCCGGTGAGCACCGGTGCGCGCTGCTTGGCCTCGGCAACGATGACATCGCAGCCGGCGCCCAAGGCATTCTGCAAGGTCTCCCGCTGCAGCTCGTTGGTAAAGTTGAGGAGCGAGTAGCGCAGCTCCGCGAGACCCGTGACCTTGATTTCGCTCATGCGACGACCGCCTTGCAGGTCAATTCCAAGCGCTCGCGGCGTTCGACCTCCGCTATGTAGACGATCCCATAGGTGACTCCATCCACCAGGAGGCGGCAGGTTGCCGTGACGTCGGGCCGCCAGCGAATGCGATATTTGAGGGTTGTTTCCGCGCTCACCTGTTGCGCCAGCAGCAACTCTTGACCGCTCAACTCGATTTTCTCCGCCCAGACGGTCGCGAGGGCCGTGAACGTCTCGATCTGCTCGCCATAGCTGTTCGGCGAGAGCGTTCGCGACAGGATGACGGTAACCCGATCCATGGCACCGGCGCCTTTTTTAGCCACCGTCAGACCCAGCCTTCCGTCATCGCATCTTGTAGCAAGGCCGTGACCGTGAACGGCAACTCGATCGGCGTGCCGCGCACATCGACGACGACCGCTTCCCGATGCTCATTGAAATGGCTCACGAGCAGCAGAATGGCCTGGCGGATGGTGTCCGGAAAATCGGTCGTATAGCCCGCGACATAGCGGACCGTGACCGTCTCCAGTTGATTCCGCACCGCCGGCCACGACACGCCGTAGGCCGGCTCAATGAAGCCGAAGATATCGCCCTTGGAAAACGCGTATTGATTCGACGCCAAGGTCTGCAGCGCCCCAGACGTGTCGATGTAGGTAATGCTCACGACCGACTGCGCCGGCGGATTGGGCAAAACGATCCGTGTCCGTTGCACAACCGTGGATCGATCGAACACGGTGGGCCAGCCGCCGTCGACCTTCATTTCCCAGGTCTGAGTGGCAAAGACGCGCCCGGTGTGATTCTCGCAGTATCGCCGGGCCGCCAACAGGTAGCCCGCCACGAGCCCATCTTCCACCGACGAGCTGATCCGGCACTGCGCCTTGGCTTCGGCGAGCGAGACCGGATCAATCGTCGGCGGTGTGATGAGCGAAAGCGATGACATTTAGCCTGCCGCTAACGATTCGGCGTAGGCGACCGAGTCCTCGTCCGAGTCCACCGACCCCTGCGCTTCCAATCCCTTGATAATCGGCGCCGGCGCGCTGACGATCGCATTCGGCTCGTGCCATGCGCCGTCGATATAGGACCTCACCAAAACACGAGCCTTGACCGGCGCGGTGTCGTCCACCGCCTCTTGCGTGCCTCTTTTCGCCATATCGAATCCTCCAAAAAATGGGCGGCCTCACAAGCCGCCCGTAATTCCGATCTACGTGCAGTCAAATTCTACGAATCAGGTTGCACTATGTTGGTAGTACTTGACTGCGTTCGTGTCGATGAGGTTTCCGCCCATTCGGCACCAGGCGAGGAAGCCGACCTGGCCGAGCTTCGTATAGACGCTGTCCGTGAAGCGGAACATCTGCACTTCCATGGCATCGCGGATCTTGTAGTAGTCGAAATCGCCAAACAGCATCGTCTTGGCGTTCGCGGCCGGCACGGCGATGTCGTTGTTGACCCATACCGGGTAGCCCAGTAGGTAATCGAAGATTACCGCTTGATTTTGGGCCATATAGCCGCCGTCGCCATTGCCAGCGCCCGTTGCCTGATCGCCCGTATTGGGCGTCCTGGAAACGTTCAGTCCGGAGCGGACTCCGCCGTCATAGGATGGCGTCCAGATCGGCCGGCCCGCCGTATCCTTGATTTTGCGCAGCACCTTGAGGAGTGAGTCGTTCGTCATGAACGCCGCGTCATAGCTACGGTAGGCGGGATCGACAGAGTGGATCAGATCGACGACGTCGTCGTAAATGATCGTGAGCGTCTGCCCCGTCGTGCCGACCTTCCCCGAACTCGCCTTCGGGACAATGCCGTCGGGTTGGGTCGTTCCCGTGCCGACCGTGAAGCCCGTATTGCCCAGGCGTCCGATGCGCTGCGCCAGGCGGTTCTGCACGAACGATTCCATGTCGAGCGTGGAATCCTGCAGCAGTTCGAAGGGCACCGCGACGATCTTGGAGGACGCCTTGAACACGTTCAAGGAGGCGGTTCCGAAGGACGGGTCGAGGGCGGTCGCGGTCACGTTCTGGTCGATCCACTCGCCGGTTTCCGCGGTGCCGTCCGACGTCGGGTAGCTCAAGGGCTTGCCATCCGTCGTCTTGACAATCTCCGCGACCGCGCGCATCGCGCCATACGCCTTCATGGCGTCATAGAGCTGGGATGCGATCAGTGATGGGACTGTGTAGCCGCCTTGGGAGGGAGTCGTCGTCGACATCGTGTTCTTGATGACGAGCTGCTGCTCGGCGGTGAAGCCTTCGACGCCGCGGCGCAGGAAGGTATCGTAGATGCCGCGCGGCGAAGTGGCTTCGAATCGACGGGCCGCCTTGTTGGCGTCCGCGATGACGGTGTCGAGCGCCGTATCGGCATCGATGTCCGCCTGCTTTTGCATGCGGCCGATTTCGCCATCAACGCGGCCGATTTCCTCGGTCTTTTCGTCGTAAATGGCCTGCTGTATGGCCGTCCACAGTTTTCCCGGGTGATTATCGAGCAAGTTGCGAGTGTCTTTCGCGAGGGCTGAACGCTGCTCCCGCAAAGCATTTACGGAAATTGGCATTTGAATTACTCCGATGGTGTTAGGCCGAAATTGGCCAGAAATTCGCTTTGCGGGATGCGCTACGCGAAATCGAGTTTGAACCGCCGAAGTCGTTCGGCATGTTCCATATTTGCTTGATCCTCGGCCGCCGCGGCATCGGCGCGGACCTTGGCGGCCGCGAGCTCCGCCTCCGGAGCGCCCGTTGGCTTGATCTTGGGCGCCGGCGCGTTCGCGAAGACCGACAGGTCCCAGGCGTTGTCTACGCCTTCGGGGTCTTCCTCGGAGACTTTGCCGGCGAATCCTTCGGCGACAGCTTCTTCGGCGGTGAACCAGGTTTCGGCGGACATCCATTCATCAATTTGCGCGGATGATTTGCCAGTTTTTTTCGCGTAGTCGGCCGCAAGGGAACCATCGATCTTCTCCAGGAGTGCAGCGGTGGCGAGTAGATCCTCGGAATTGCCGTATGCAAACGTCCAGGCCTTATGGATCATCAGGAACGAGCCCGGCGCCATTTCGACCTCATCCGCGGCGATCGCGATATAGGACGCCGCCGAGGCCGCCAGGCCGTCGACATGCGCGACGACCTTGGAGTCGTGCTGCGAGATGGCGGTCGCGATCGACCGGGCATCGAACACATCGCCGCCCGGGGAATTGATGCGAAGATGGATCGTCGGCGCGGTGATCGCGTTGAAATCCTTGACGAATGCCTCGGCGTTCACGCCGTAGTACGAGTCGATCGAATCGTACAGATAGACCGTCGCCTCGGATCCGGACGCGTTCTCTATCTCACGCCGCTTCGGCCGATCCCGGTTCGCCGCTATCAGTGCCAGAAGTCGATGTCGATTGCGTTCCATTGGAGCCACCTGGTAGAGGGTTATAAATTTCATCGCCGCCGGGAACGTCCGGCAGGTTCATCCGCCGCCGCACTTCATTGACGCGCATGAATCCCGGCCCTTGCGCGCCGCCCAAGGCCTGACGGAACCATTCGCCCAACGATTTCATGTCGCCGCGGGCCAGCGCTTCTTCATCGAAATCCGTGCAATACCGTGCGGTGTTGAACAGTTTTCGCGTACTTTCCTGCTCAATCTCCGCGATATGCGGCGCGAGCGTGTAGCGAATGAAGGCCTGCGACATTTGCTCGATGCCGCTGCCCCAGGCGCTCGTCTTCTCCGTCTCGCCGATCATGAAGGGCGGCACGCCGAAGCCGCGGGCGATATCGATGACCTGAAACTTGCGGGCCTCGAGCATCTGCGCCTCTTCGGCCGTGAAGGAGAGCTTGGTGGCATCGCCGCCGTTCTGCAGAACCAGCGGCAGGCCGCTGTTGGCCGCACCGCCATACAGCTTTACCCAGGAATCGCGCAGTGCATCCACTTGCTTGGGATCCAGCTTGACGCCCGCCGGAAATTTAAGGACCGTCTTCGGCATGCCGCCGTTCGAGAAGAATCGGCCGCAATACTCCTCGATCGCGAGCACGATCCCGATTGCCTGGCGCGTTGAATCGAGCACTGCCGACAGCGGCGGCTGTGCGATGCTCACCCCGTCGCCCATGATCGATTGCTGTGAGATCGACAGCAGCGCCTGGTTATCCTTGAAGTGCAGCATGTCCTCCGGCATCACGCCGAAGATGCGGCCGTTCGCGGTCACCTTGTAGCCGACGATCTCCGCCCGCCGTGAGACCGGATTCCATGCGCGCATGGTCTGCACCTGGCGGTTCGGCACGAAAATGATTTCTTTGACATCGATGCCGCGGCCGCCGGCGGAGCGATTCATGCGAGCGAACGATTCGCCGAACAAGAGTTTGTGCGTGGCTACCCGACGCCAGAACTGCGCCGCGGAGATCTCCCCATCCGGCGATTCGTTGAAGAGCCACCAGTACGGGTGATCGTCGGCCGGCGTCTGCAGCCACGAGCCGTCGACCAGGGTGCGGCTCACGATGCGCAGCGGCATTGCCGTGATGCCGCCGGAGATCAGCGCGCAACAGGCCTGCACCGGGATCGCCCTCGAGGCGGACTCGGGCGTCACGTCCTGGCCGGACCAGGAGGGCATCGCGAACATCGCGGCGAACTGATCCATGGTCAGGCCGGTGATGTCGTTCTTGACCTCCCGTTTGAACAGTTTCGAAATCGGCCAAAATTGCACAGTTCAGAGCTCCGTAAAGGGTTCGCCGCTTTGAATCGCGCTCAACGCACGACCGAGCGCGGTAATACCCGCGACGACACCGTCGATCTTGTTTTCGGGCCGCTCTTTGCGCGGGTAAATATTTTCCTTCGCATCCGTGTGACACACGACGTTCGACACCATCCAAGTCAGGACCGGGTCACCGTTGTGGTGCAGCCGCCCCTGGCGAATCAGCGCGTCAAATTCCTTCATCGGCGCCGAGAAATTGGCCACCGTGTTGCGGTACTCGATCATCGTCGCGCCGTTGTCCGTGAGCTTTTGCGCGAGGAACGTCGCCTGCCACGGGTCATAGCCGATGTCATTCAGCTGCGCGCGACTCGAGATGGCCAGGATGTCATCGATAACCACCTGGAAATCGAGCGTATCGCCCGGGGTCACCGTCAAGAGCCCGCTCGCTTCCCAGCCGCGGTATTGGCTGTTGCGGCCGTCCGTCACCGCCTGTTCGGGGAGGAAATACCGGCCGAACAAGTAGTAATGCCGGATGTCCCCGATATCCCGCGCATAGATGATCACGCGCGCCGCGATGTCGGTCTTGCTCGCAAGGTCCAACCCGCCCCAGGCCGGATCCTTCGCGAAGTCCGCCTCGTTAAGCTCCGGGTCGCCGGCGCGCTCCCAGGCGCGCATGTCCATCCAAGCCTGGTCGGCGTTGACCCAGACATTCAGATGCTTCGTCTTGAAGTTCGACTGGGCCGCGGGCATCTGCATGGCTTTTGCCGCCAGCTGCGCCACGATCTCCGGCTGCACCGAGACGCCCCAATTGGGATTGGCCTTGCGCCAGGAAGCTTCATCCGTCCAGTCGTCGCCGTCGTCGATCGTGTAAATGATCGCGAAAAACGATTCATCCACAGCGACGCCGGAGAGCACCTTGACGGCATAGGTGCGCTGTTCGTAGCACACGCCGGCGCGATCGCTGCCGGCGGTCGTAATACACCACATCAATGACTGACCGCGCTTGCCGGTACCGGTCTCGAGCACATCGAACACTTCGCGCGTGCGGTGGGCGTGCAGCTCATCGACGACGACGAAATGGATATTCTTGCCGTCGAGCGTATTCGCATCGGCAGACAGCGCCATCATGACCGAGGCCGTACTTTTCTGAACGATCGCATGAGCGAGCACCTCGACGCCCAAGGCCTCGCACATCTCCGGACGCTTGCGCGCCATGGCCTGGGCATCCGCGAAGACGATGCGCGCCTGGTCGCGGGTCGTCGCCGCCGAATACACCTCGGCGCCGCCCTCCCCGTCCGCGAATCCCGCTTTGAGCGCAACGCCGGACGACATGGTGGATTTGGCGTTTCCGCGTGGCAGTTCTTTATAGCTGCGCCGAAAGCGACGCAGCCCATTGTCGCGTCGGAGCCAACCGAAGATTGTGGTCAAGATGAAGCACTGCCAAGGCTCGAGCCGAATGTTCTGGCCGGCGAGCGCGCCCTTGATGTGCGGCATTTGCTCTATGAACTCACACCACTGATTCGCCTCGTCTTCGTCGAAGCGATATAGCCCACGCCGTTCCCATCGCTTGATGTCTTTCAGTTGCCGCGTGCATGCCTGCCGTACAAATTTGCACGCATCGATGCGTTTCGCGCGAACGTCCTCGGCGTATCGAATGGCCTTCGCGACGTAGCTAGTGAACCGGCTTGCGCGCTTCCGCTGCTTTGCTCGCGAACTTGGCGAAGGGGTTCTCGACTTTTTCTTGCGGCGCATGGACCTTGGATCGATCGACAGGCGTCATGCCCATCGCGGATAAACACTTGATGAGTTGACCGATCAACGCAGGTTCCGGCAACACCGTGAACGGCAGCGCGCGAAAGTTATATAAAAGGCGCGTCGCCATTTCGAGCAACGCGCGATCAGCCGATCGCAATACGTTGAGAGGCGCTTGGCTTGCGAGCTCGTGCCACGTCGCATGCAATTCCAGATTCAATGACGGCGGCGGATCACCGACCGGTCCACTCGTCTTCGGATCCACGCGCTTGCGCTTAGGGTCTTTCTTGAAAGCACCTTTCAGTTCGAGTTCGGCGGTCGGCTTGCGTGGACGTGACATATTTACGGGCCTAAACCGGGCTATTTTAGTTTTGCGGATGCGTGTAATCGGTGAAGACGTCGGTCACTGGGAGGCATCCGTAGGGTTTTGCCACCCCCCGGGTTACATAATGTATGCACATAATCAGCCGTTCACATAACGCAGGGACATAACGAACTGTATGGATCCGTATATGCATTCACGCTTGGCGCTGAGCAAAGCCCTGCGTTCGCGCCGTGTGTCGATCATGGCAAGTCTTCGACATCGCTCGAAGGTTCGTCCATGACAGTCGCAGGTCAGGTCGCTCGCTGATCGAGATGCGATGGTCAACGACTTCCGCCGCAGTCAATAGCAGCGCGCCAGCCTGACAGTCATCGCATTCACACAACGGATGCTCGGCGAGATACAGCTTACGTAACTGCTGCCATGGTCGATCATAGCCACGACTCGCTGCCGTTCCTCGCAACTGATCTGACTGTTTGCGCACAGCCTTGGTGTGCTTAGAACAATACGGATCCGCTCGATTGACCGCAACGCCACAGCCCGGATAGCGGCATGGCTTCTTGCTGGCAAGGGGCATGGCCTATGAGTTCCACCCACGCACCGGGAACTGACGATTGATGATCTCGCCATTGCTCAAGGTGGCCTGCCCACCAATCAGCTGCGTCTGCCCATGCACAGCGCCACTCACCTTCACCTGCGATAGCGCATTCACGGTATCGGTCGACTCACTGATCTTGGTCATGGGTGATGGCACCGTATGGGTAGCCGATACCAACGTGATCCCGGTTGCCAACTCATTCGAGTAGTCGAACGTGATCACCAGTTGATCGCTCGGATTGATGAGAACGACATTGGTCACGGCGATTTCCTGGCTGCATAGACGATGACGATGCGATCTGCATCGGCCTCGAGCGACCGATCCGCATCGGGCGATACGATGATCCGGGCAATGACCGTGGTTGGCGGCGGAACGAATCCCGCCACCGGCGCCGCTCGCTGCGAAACCCAAGAGACGGACCAGGCGCTCGCCAGCTGCGCGGCCGTTGGGTGCGGTCCACCGGGTGGCGGATTCTGTACTGCTGGCGGTAAGAAATTCCAACCCGCATTATCAGTCTCGGACTGGGTCGGCCATCCGGCTGTCGTCCATGCCGAGATGATGCTCGATAGAACGGCCCTACTCGGCGCGGGAACTTGCGGGATGACCGCGCTCGCGTTCCAACCCGCGTTATCAACTTCACTCTGCGCAGTCCAAGGCTGCACGTCCCAGGCGCCGCGAATGGCAAGCCGTGGCGCGATCGAATACGCCGGCGGCGGCTGGCCGTAGGTTAGCGCGAGCGGTGCGAGCCACGGCGCGCGCTGCGTACTCCAAGCCTCGACGGGCCATATCGATCGAATCGCCATCAAGGCCGCGATCGAGACCGGCGTCGGCTGATTGACCGCCGGTGGGATGAAGTTCCATCCGGCGTTCGGCGGCGCGTTCTGCGCGCTCCAGGTGAGCGGCGGTGTCGCGAGACTATTCGCGATCGTCGCTGCGCCATCCCAGCGCGGTGGCTGCTGACCGTAGGTGAGCGTCAGCGGTGCGACGGCGGCCGCATGCTGGGAGCTCCAAGACGGTTGACTATCCCAAGTAGCTCGTATCGCCTGGGACACCACTCTCGATATCGGCGTCCGGCCGCCGGCTGCGGGCGCCGGGATGAGCGGCGCGACAAGTCTCGGTTCTTGCGCGGGTGCCGGTGCCGGCGTCCAGGCTAGCGACGCAGCGACCATGACCGCCGCAATCGATCGATAGGGCGGCGGCTGTTGTCCTTGCGCCGCGATGGGCGCATGAGTGGCGGCCTGTACGGGCTGCGGCGGCGAATAATACAGGCCCATCAGAACCCCTGATGACAGGGCGCCGCAGTCAGCGCCCTATCCGTTGGCCCTATTACAGCTCGCGATACCCCAAGCCACCTGACCAAGACGACAACGTGGTTGGCGCCGCCGGGAAGTGCAGCCCCAAGCCGGCCGCGCCGCTCGCGTTCATGATGAGGGTCTCCGCAGGCGTCGGTACCCAGAGCCAACCGTTCAAGACGTTGAACGAATCGGGATAAAGAATCGTCTTCGCGCCAGCGCCTTCCGCCGAGGCATTGACGCCCGCGGTACCGGCCGCGCCCGCGGTGCCGCCAGTAATCAGCGACGCGGGATCGGAGAGCTTGTTCTTCGTCGGCGTCGCGCTCACCAGCGTCGGAAACGCGGTGACTTGGCTCGACAGCTGAATGCGTTGCTGCGCGCTGGTGGCGTTCGCTGCCTGCGATGCCCAGGCGCGCGTGAACTCGAGCGACGCGGTCGTGCCCGGGTTGACGAACGCGAGAGTGACGGCCTGGTTCGCAAGCGTGACGGCCGCGGCCGACAAAAGGTATTCACGTGACATGGTCGATTTCTCCTAGAAAAATGATTGTCCGGACCAGCGTTTCCAGCCGTCGCGGGTAAAAATTCGAACCTTTCCGTCTCGCCGCTCAATCCGGCTGGCATATTCGCCGGTCTTTGTCCCGTTCAAGAGGACATCGAACTCATACTCGCCACGCGGGCCCGGCCGCATGTCAAACCCAAGTGTCCAGACGACGCCCCGCTCATCGACGATGACGAGCGCCGGTGGCACCGATACATAGGCCTCGGTGATGTGCGTCTGCTCACCCTGCAGTTGCATATAGCGATGCTGATGTCGATTGAAGTTCACGTCACTGCGCCATCGTCGGTTGAAAGGCATATGGCATATGCGGAACTTGCGCGCCGGCTGCTGCCGCCGGATACAGCGCCGCGATCAACATCGAGCCGCCATTGTTGGTCGTCGTATCGAGCCCCGACCAGGTCGCGGAATAGGCCGTGCCGGTCGCGCTCGTGACCTGGTGCGCACAGCTGCAAGCCAAACCAATCGTCGCATTGCCGTTCGCGAAATCGAGCGACCAGGTCCCAGTCCCGGTGGGCGTGCTGAGGCCGTCAGGATTGTTGCTGTCGTTGAAATGCAGGCAACAGATCACCGCCTCGACGGCCTGCTGGGCCGTGGGGCCGCTCAAGGTCACGGTCGCGGTCGAGGTGGCAGCGGCGCTGGTGGCAACGCCCGAAACATCAAGCGCGGCACCCAACGCCCCGAAGCCGGTCCAGCGCTGAATATTAAAACCCTGTTCGGTGTTCGCGCCGTTACTACCGTTCGCGGTGGCCGTGACGGTGTAGGTACCGATGCCGTAGCCCGCGGCAAGCGGTGGGCTCGCGAAGAGATCGATGCGGCAGCGATCCGTGGTCGAGTTCGACTTGCCACACAGCCAGGTGAACGTATTGCCCTTGTTGTCGGCGACCGTTCCCTGGCCGGGAACGACCGTATCGCAGTACGTTGCGAGTGGGATGATGACCACATCACCGGCGAACATCGCAAAGCTGGTATTCGTGACCGCGAGCGTCGTTGCGACGTTGTCCGAATACGACCCGGTATTTCCCAAGGCCGGATTAGGCATTGTGGGTCATTCCGGGGATGGCAGAAATGTGAAAACCGGCATGAAGGCCGGTTTGTGGGGGTGACGGAAGACAAGTCTGCCGTCGGATATACAGTTTTTGTGCGCACAAATCAACGCTGGCCATGGCCTTTCCCTCGATAACGTAGCGCTTTTTTGACATCGCTCACAGTCGCGTTGAGCCTCAACTGATCGATGAACTCACTGAGCAGGGTATGAAGCGACCATTGCGCTGCGTGCAAGCGTTGCCGGTAAGCGAGGTAGGCAAGCCCTATCTGCTGCGCCTTTGCCTTCGATGGTCCGGCCCCCATGTACTCGATAAAAACCACCTGATTCAATCGTCTGGGCAAGAGTGCGATCTTCTGATCGACCAACACAAAATTGTCATCCACGAGCTCGAGCACGTAGGTACCAATTTCAAACATCGTCTCGATCTGCCACAAGTCACCGGCCGCGGTCGGGCGCTGATCGACACCGCTGTTGCGCGCCCACTTCGCCCAGCCCTCGAGCAGTTGGTCGATAAACTTGGTCTCGCTCGCATCCTGCGTTTCCGTCGGCTCGAGGTAATCGCGGGTGATCGCCATCACCGCAACGTCAGCCAGATCAGCCAGGTGACCATCGCGCAAGCAAGCAGCAATCCCGACAGCCCGCGCCACGCATACGCCGGCGGATTGAGGCCTAGGCGCGGAGGCCGGGTGCAGTTGATTTTTGTCATTTCGTCCACCCATGTCGTTTGCAATGCAGGCTGAAAGCAAAAAGCACATCCTCGACGCAATAGGCAGCGACGACGGGCGATCCCTTCCACTCGTCGGCAAAGTCGACCTGGCCCTCGCTGCGCCGCTGAATCGCGGTCTTACGACCCTTCGGCGTCTTGCACTCGATCTTGATGTCGTGACCGTTCTTGCCGGCGACCAGGTCGGGAAAGTCGGCACCCAACTTCGACGTATCGGCGACGCTAAAACCCAACTGGCGCAGCTCATCGCGGATCTTGGCGTGCGTGTTGTCGGTACGGCGTGCGTAGGCCATGTCGCTAATCGCTTACGAAGTGGTCAAAAAGTGACCAACTGATATAATTACAGTACTGAGAGCAGTACACCCAATATGCGTCAATGCTGCTCATCGCGCCGGGGCCGGTTCGCGCACCGAGTCCCCGGCGCGCTTCCTCGCGTCGACCTCACAAAACTCCTTCGCTTTTTCCAGTGTCTGGATTTCTCGTCCGAGCACGCCGTAGCGATCTTTCGTACGGATCCAGACCTCGTAACCACGGACGTTGCTGATGATTTGGTACGGATTCGAGAGCCATCTACTGCCTTGCTGAAGCCAGTTCATCGCTCGAGACGCTTCGCGGCCACCGCCTGCTGCAACTGTAGCCAGTTCGGTCGATCGGCGATCTGTGGGAGCGTCTGGCGCGTGTCCGTCGCATCCTCAATCGCCTCGTAGTGCTCGACGAATCGCTTTTCGAGAAAGGTCAGTTTGTTCTCATCGCACATGCCGATGACGTTCGGTCCACCGACCATATGCACGGCCTTGGCGACCAGCGGCGGACAGTCCCGGTGCAGCGTGAAGCCCTCAAAAGTCCAAATGATATGACACCGAGCGACGAGCCACGCTTCACCCGCAGTATTGCGCCCGGCTTTGCGTAGATCCTCGAAATGATCGGGCGTGGGCATCCACCTGCAGGTGCGAAGCAAGTGTTCCGCGGTGGCACGGAAGTCGGCAAGATCCCAGCCTTGCATCGCGTTCCAGTACAGCTCGAGCGCCGGCGCCGAGAGCGTCTTACCCCTGAGCTCGGCGAAGCCCATGACGATTTCCAAAAATGGTTCGCGGTCTTCGGCGTTCACTGCTTGGGCTCCGTGCGGCGCATGAATTCCTGCGCAGCGGTGAGGTTGGTGTTGAGGCGTCCCTCGGCTTTGGTCGCGGGTAGATCCCAGGGCTCGAGGAATGATTTGTTGGTCCCGACGAAAGTCGCGACCTGCTGGACATGCTCGGTGCGCTCTTTGCCGGTGGCTCGGATGAACACCGCATAGCGCTCGGTACCATCCATGATTTCTTGCCAGGTGTGTCCCTCGGCGAGCCTGGCATTGATTGCCTTTCGCGCTTCGGGCCAGCGCTGGCTGCCGCCGCGCTTGGGGTAGATCAATTTCAGACGACTGAAGTCCGGGTCCGGCGGGTCCGGCGCGGGCTGCTCAGCAGCCCAAGAGATTCCTTCCTTCCCTTCCCTTCCCTTCCTTCCCTTCCTTCCTTCCCCTAGTGCGTGCACTTCACGCGTGGGGCACGCGTCGACCACGCGTGCAAGTGGTTGATACACATGGTCTGCGTCAGAAATCGGCGGCAAATCACTTTTTGCCTCGCGATTATTGATGACTTGGTGTTTTAAGAAGGTCGGAATGCATCCGTACCACGCGTCCTTCACGCGATACTTAACGACGAAACCACGCGTGACCCACGCGTCGAGCACGCGTGAAAAGTCGATCTCATCGTGAGGCAGAATCTGGGCCTTCAGTGTCCGCGGTCGCCACTGAAATCGGCCGTCCCGATCGGCGACCGTGAATAGCATGCACCAGGCAAATCTGATCGGGAGCCCGGTCTCACATTCGAGGTCGAAAAGCCCCTCGTGCGCAGCGAGTTCAGGTTTGACCGTCCGGATGCGAGCCACTATGTCGTCCCCATCCGACGGCGCAACGCGCCTGACACCGACTGCCGCACAGACGATTTGGCTGTATGTGGGTAGATGGGAGGGTGCAGGCCGGGGGTTCGTGCGGCGCGAGAACAGGTCATTTGCGCCCCGCCTTGGCGATTCCCAACCGCTCCCGGATTTTCCCGGTTATTCCCAGATCGTCGATCGCCTCAAAATCCATGATCGATTGATGAATACGTTCAGAGAGGACGCGCTCTATCTCGCGCTCAACAAAAACACCAATATCGATGCCCTCCCGCTTACAAATTCGAACCAATGCCTCGTGCCATTCGGGATCGAGCTTGCCGCGGATGTCCATGCGCTCCAGGCTCATTCTGTCAACGCCTCGCGAGAATATGTTCTGTCGAAAAGGCGAAGGGATCCCGGGGTCATTGCAGTAAGACGGTTGGCTAGGCGGAAGCGCGGTCTATCGGTCTTTTGCCGATTTTCTGGATATGTAAGGCGTGCAATTTGACTGCCGCATCTCCCCTAGGGGAATCACTGCGTCCCGTCGCGATATCGCCGATCGACGATGTTGAAAGCCCTACATGCTCACCTATCTCAGAGAGGGTAAGTCCGACCGCCTGCAGGTCTCGAATGCGCGATGCCCATGTATCCATGCCGCTTAGATTACGACATTCCGTAATTCAAAAGCAACGGCATTCCGTTACGGCTTTCCGTTTAAATGCGGCGATGGATGAAAAATTCATAGGGAAAACAATCGGCGAGCGTGTTCGCCATTGGCGAGAAAAGAGAGGGATGTCCGTACATGAACTCGCCACAAAGGTCGGCTCCAAGCCGAGCACCATCTACGGTCTGGAAATTGGCGATCAGAAAAAATCGAGCGCACTCCACAGAATCGCGAAAATCCTGGGCCTCAATATCGAATATCTCGAAATGGGTAAAGGAGCGGCGGAGTTAGGTTCCGCGCCCATTGAGGAAATACCTGAAGATCCCTGGCCGTTTTCCACTATTCCATTTAGCAGCTTTGATCAATTGCCCGATAGGGACAAAGAGACAATCGAAGAGATCGTACGGGCCTACATTTCGCGCTGCGAGGTACCCCGCGCTAAGCGAACTACAAAAAGACGACGCGCCGGGTAACGTCGTTTTTCTAAGCGACTACAGGGATAAATAAGCTAGCCCATCAGTTGCGAAAACCTGTCACGGCGCCATTCTCGACGAAGAGATAGCTGGGCGTTAGTAGGTAGACCCATCTCACCGAAGCCCCACCCGGGACTTTAAACACCGCGTAGTCGGTCCCCCAACTGCATCGGGCGGCCTTGTCCGCCATTCCCACCCGCATGGAGTGCGCCCCGATCGCCTCGAGGTCCGCGTTGTTGAATTCACTGCGGCCGCGCAGCTCGTCGAGGATCCGCGCTTGGTGGGAGTGACCGTATGCGTTGCATAGATCTTGAGTCGAAAACGCCCTGAGCTTCTCCGGGCTGCTGGCGTGCTCGATCGCCGGAATCGATGTGCATCCCGCCAGAATTCCCACCAAGCACAAGCCCACCAATATTCTAACGCTCATTCCATAAGCTCCTTCAACGATGCAGCGATCCCAGACTTGCGAAAACCCCAATGATGCCCGCGTAGGCCAGTGCGATCACGAAGGCGGCTGGGATCGCGGCGATTGCCATCTTGATCATGAACATCATCACTGAGGCGAAAGGCATGTCGAAATCGGTAATGATCACCTTCGTCGGTTTTGCCGCCTGCGGTTCACTCGGCTGTGGTTCGTCCATTAAATTTAACTCCTTTGCAATATGCCGTTCCCTTCTATCTCAATCGGCCACTCCGTCACACGTTTCTCCTGTCAATTACGGCATCCCGTCACGATAGTTTAGTTATGTAAAAGCCGCTCATTCGTGCGTATTTGCGCGCCTGCGTCACAGCATTACGGAATCCCGTTGACTTCTTGTTACGGCATCCCGTAGCATTACCTACATTGAACACGGAGGCCCACATGCGATTTCCCATCCTGATTGCCGCGTTGCTCGCCCTTGGAGGCTGTGCGACCTGTCAGAACCATCCGATCGCTTGTACGGTCGCGACCGCGGTCGTCGTCGGCTCCATCGCCGCGTCGCTTCAGCAGCACGACGATCAGCATCGGTTGGCGCCCAGCATGAGCACGACGCAGCCGACGCCCTGCCAAGCCAATCCGGCGGCGTGCACATGAGCGCGCGCGGCCTCGAGATTCACCAACACTCTTACGTCAGCGGCCGCGGCGCGTCTCAGGGCCGGCAGCTGGTGCACTCACACGAAGGTGGGGACGTTACGCATCAGCATCCCGACACGGGGCCCGGCTCGTACATGATCGACAAAGACGAATGGCGGGCTGCCACGGGGATGCGTGGTGGCGGCCGCAAGAAATTCTCCAAGAAGCCGACTGGCGACCAGTTGCCGATCCGAGAGCTCGAGGACTGGCAGAAAACGTTCGACGTGATTATTTGTAAGCCCTCGGCACCTGAAGGGTTCAAGGGATCGGGCGCCGGTATCGCGCCGGCTATACGCATGATCCAAGCGTGTCGCATTCAACCGCGGGTTCGCTCATGAGCACCTCCTCCACCGACCTCGAACTCAAGGGCAAGGCGCCATTTCGGCGCAACTTGTCTCTGCGGCTCAATGAACACGGCCACTTCCATGCGTCGATGTATCAGATTTCTGCGCATGGGTCGTATCAGATGCTTGCCTGGCTGAGCGGCACAATTGCTGATAGTCATCTCACCACGCGCGAGTCCGGGCACAGCCTGTGGATAGATCGTGCGGCGTTCGATGTCAGTGACGCCGAGGCGCAGCGGATCCGTGAGACGTTCGAACCGCTCGGCCTTCGCATCAAGGTGGACCCGGCGCCGGCGCCCGTCCAGGCCGAAGCAACGGTGGCGGCGCACCCATGAGCCATCTGCAGCTGACCATCGAAGCGACGGTCGTCGTCACGATTGGACTCCTCGTCGTGCTCTTTTTCATCTGGGTGGCCGTGAGTCTCAGCCGCGAATTTCGGCTGCGCGGCAAGCGCATTACGCACGAGGAACTGACTCGCGAGCGCGTGACCGTTCTCATCCCCCTGTCACCGCGAGATTTGAAATGACGCCAGAGCAAATTGTCGCCCGCCAAGCACTGCGCGCTGCGACGTTCGCCGTGTTGTGGGCACGTACCGAGTTCGACCGTGCTGTGGCGTGCCATTCCCGGGCCCAGGCCGCTCGAGCACTGCGCTCAGCGTTGAACGTCGAGAAACGGCCGCCGGCGTTCCTTCGCAAGCAAATCTAGAGGACATCCGATGAACGTTCCCGCCAAGAAACCGAACCCGCAGGCGACTCAAAAAGAGCAAGTCCGCGAGATCGAACTCACGCTGAAGACGATGCGATCGCGGCTGGTCGAGGCGCTGCCACCGACGATCCCGGTCCAGCAATTCGTCTCGACAATCCTCACCGCCTGTGCGGACGAGCCGAAGCTGCTCAGCTGCGACCGCCATTCGCTGTTCCTCTCCTGCCTCAAGTCGGCGCGCGACGGCCTGATGCCCGACGGCCGCGAGGCGGCGATTGTTCCGTTCAAAGATCACAAGGCGAACATCGAGATCGCGACCTATATGCCGATGGTCGCCGGCCTGCTGAAGAAGATCCGCAACAGCGGCCAGCTCGCCGGCTTCTCCGCGAATGCCATCTATGCCAACGATTTCTTCGAGTACGAACTCGGCGACAATGAGCGCATCGTCCATAAGCCGGTTTGGCGTGAGGAACGCGGGCACCTGGTCGGCGCCTACGCGATCGGGAAGACCAAGGACGGCGTGACCTATCGGCGCGTCCTCGGCATGGAGGACATCGACGCGATCAAATCCGCGTCCAAATCCGTCGAGAAGGGGCCCTGGTCCGGGCGGTTCGAATCCGAAATGTGGATCAAGAGCGCGATCCGGCGCTTATCAAAGCTGCTGCCGCAGTCGACCGACATCAACGCCTATCTGAGCGCGGGACCTCCGCTGCCGACGGCCGACGTCGATTCGGTGCTGCCGGCCGCCACCGGTGCGGAAGGCTTTCACAGTCTCGAATACGAGATTCGCACCCGGGCCCTACTCGCTCTTCGGGACGAGTCCGATTCGCTCGCGCTGCTGAACAAGAACTGGATTGGGATCCGGGCCGAATACGACAAGATCGGCGCCGAGCTCCCGCTCGAGCTCGAGGACGTGTTCAACATGCGCTCCGAGCAAATGAAAGAAGCCGCGGCGGCCGGCTCGTGACGCCCAATCTGCCGACCACCGTTCGCGAGCGCATGAAGACGACGGCTATGCCGGTTGTCTATGAGGAAGCGTGTCGCGCGTTGGTCGCCTGCGTGACAATCGACGAAGCCGCATATTGGGACAACAAAGCCGACGCGCTAGCGGCTTGGGCCAAGATCTATAAGTCCGACGAAGCAGCTGTTGCAGCCAAACGTCTAAAGCTTCACGCATATCGCCGAATCGGCGCCCTGGCACGGGAAATTAATAGCTCAGTCCCGTCGCCTAATGATCGGCGAAGTGGGACGCCAAAAATTCTTAGGGAAAATGGATTCTCGAAGGGGCAGATCGATCAAATACGCGTAGTCGGATCTCTCTCCGATTCAGCCTTCCAGGAGATCATAAATCGCACGTCGGTTCCGGCCCCCACGCAAATTCCGCGTCTCAGTATGACCGAGGCGTGGCGTACCTGGCAGCACAGCTCAGGGATAGGTCAGGTACGGGCGTTTGTGCGCAGGACATCCGCAAAAGAGCTAGCCAGAAAAATGACAACCTCTGAAGCGAATGCAGCCCGTCTAACAATTGTAGAAATCCAGGAATGGCTCGACGAGTTCGACCAACACCTCCCGAAGGACACCAAGTGACGCCAGAGCGCCTCGCTCAAATTCGAAAGGCGACGGCGATCACGCCGCGGGCCTTCGATGACAACGGCCGGCCGATCATTCGGCCCGGGCTGCTGCGCGATATCGGCGCCGTGGCGATTCAGCATCGGCGCGAACTCCTCGAACATCTCGATGAGGTGATCGCCGAGAACCAACGGCTTAAGAACGGAGTGCATGGGACACGATGAATAGAATCAGCGAGGCCGGCGACGGCGCACCCGTCGGTGCAACGGCGGCGAAGAGTGACGACTTATATGATGGGTTGCGCAAGCCGCCCGCGTCTGGCCCGGACGTGACTTCGTCACAGGGCGTTATTTTGGACATCGAGTCGATCGAGTGGGTCTCCGTCAAGGATGCGCTCCCGGACTCCGAGACGACCGTCCTCGTCTATGCGCCGGGTTCCGACGAACCGGTATGGCTCGGCTTCTATGACGATGTCTTTTGGTTCGCGGTCAACGGCGCTGGCTACGGCGATCCCGATGAGATCGCGGCCGAGGTGACCGCCTGGGCGCCGGGCGCCGATCCCGAAGGGGCCAGGATGAGCGCCGCGGATCCATTCATGCCGAAGCTCGTCCGCCGAGGCCTGCGTCCGATCGGTGAACTCGCCGCGACGCGCCCGCACGGTCATCGGCTGCGCTACATGGCAGGCTGCAAGTGCTTCAAATGCCGGCGCTCCAACTCCGACTATGAGCGGATGCGCCAGGCCGCGCGGCTCGCCGGCGATTGGAATGGCATCGTCGATGCGGTCAACGCTCGCCGGCATTTGCGCTGGCTCTCGCGCGCCGGCGTCGGTCAATGGTCCGTGGTCGCCGCGACCGATATCTGCCGGTCGATGATTCATGAGATCAAGAACGGTGATCGCCGGCGGATCCGCGCGCGCACCGAACGGAAGATCCTCGCAGTCAACCTGGATCAGCGCTCCGATCAGGCGAAGGTTCCCGCGGCGCGGGCCTGGCGTCTCATCGATGAGCTGCTCGAGGAGGGATTCAACAAGGCTGGATTAGCCAAGTTGCTGGGTTATCGCTCGCCGGCGCTGCAGCTGCGCCGCGATCGCATCACTGCGCGAAACGAACAGCGCGTCATCGCATTGCATCGGAGATTGACCACATGAGCGAGCCGCCTATCGGAACGGACAAGGTGCTGGACGACATTAAACAAAAGCGAAAGCGCCTTGGCCCATGGGAAGGACTATTCGGGTGCGTCGATGAAAAGCGCGAGCATCTTATCAATGCGGCCGCGCTTCTCGTCGCCGAAATCGAGCGGATCGACCGCGGACCATGTTCAGGAGGAAAAGCCAGTGCTGATACTGACCAGACGAGCGGGTGAAACCCTAATGATCGGCGAGAACATCACCGTGACCGTGTGCGCCATCAATGGCAACCAGGTCAAGCTCGGCATCGCGGCGCCAAAGGACGTGCCGATCTTGCGCGAGGAGCTGGTGCCGCACGAGGGCTGGGCTGAAGGCGGCCCGTTCATTTTTGGTAAGCGCGGCTGATGACCTTCAAGATCCCCGCCGGCGTCCTCGCGCAGCACGTCATCGCCCTGGGCAAAACCCGGAGCGGCAAGTCGTCGAAGATGCGGCTGATCGTCGAGAGGCTCCTGCGAGAGGAACAGCCTGTCTGTATTGTTGATCCAAAAGGCGACTGGTGGGGTTTGAAATCCTCGGCCGATGGCAAGAGCGAGGGATTCCCTGTCGTCATCTTCGGCGGAGAACGTGCGGACGTGCCCATCAACGCGCGCAGTGGCGCGGCGATCGCGGAGCTCGTCGCTACCGGCAATCGACCGTCATTGATCGACTTGGGCGGCTGGCGTGTCAGCGAGCGCACTCAGTTCTTCATCGACTTTGCCGAATCGTTTTTCAAGATGACCAAAGGCCAGCGCTATCTGGTCATCGACGAGGTTCATAACTTCGCCCCGAAGGGCAAGGTATTGAGCCCGCAGGCCGGCGAAATGTTGCATTGGGCCAACAGGCTCGCGAGCGAGGGCCAGGGCAAAGGCGTCATTTTGATTGCGGCGTCCCAGCGCCCGCAGAAAGTGCACAACGATTTTCTAACCAGCTGCGAGACCCTGATCGCCTGCCGCGTGATTCATAAGTCCGATCGCGATGCCGTCAAGGATTGGATTGACGGCTGCGCGGATCCGGAATTGGGCAAGCAGGTATTGAGCGAGCTCGCCGGCATGAAGCGGCCGGAGGCCTGGGTATGGTCACCGGAAATCGATTTCGGGCCGAAGCGCATGGAATTTCCCATGTTCGAGACCTTCGACTCGTTCAAGCCGAGGGAGGCCCATGCCGCCAAACTCAAAGGCTGGGCCGAGGTCAACCTCGATGAGGTGAAGTCGAAACTCGCGGCGGTCGTCCAGGAGGCCCAGGCCAACGACCCGGCCGCGCTCAAGAAGCGGATCGCCGAGCTCGAGCGGTTCACTATCAACGCCGCGAAGTCGATTCCCGCCGATGCGGCCGCGTTGGAACGAGCCGAAAAGCGCGGGTACGAACAGGGTCTTATGGCGGGACAGGGCAACGCTGTCTCTGCGATTACCCACACAATGCGGGAGGCGTTGGACGCGCTGAGCTCGGCGACGTCGGGAATCGAGGGCGCCTTCTCTCAGGCCCTGCAGCTCGAACCGATGGAATATCAGATCAATCGCGCGAACAAGGCGCCGGCACGGGCCCGATCGCTTCGCGAAGAGGTGGACGCCGCGCGCAAAATTCCCGTTCGTTCGGTATCCAAGCCAGCGAACGGCGACGGCTCCTCCGAAGTCGGCGCCGGCGGCAAGCGCCGGATCTTGGCCGCGCTCGCGCAGTACCCGGACGGCATGAATCAGCGAAAGCTCTCGATCCTGGTCGATATCGCGCCCAAGGGCGGGACCTGGCGCACCTACATGGCGGATCTGCGCCGCGAGGGCTGGGTCGAGGGCGGCAAGGATCACATGCGCATCACTACCGCAGGCCTCGGGGCGCTCGGCGATTGGGAGCCATTGCCGACCGGCGAGGAGCTCGTCCAGTACTGGCGCAATCGCTTAGGTGACAGCGGCAAGCGGGCGATCTTCGATGCGGTCGTCGCCCGTTATCCGGACTCGATCGACGTCGACGAGGTGTCGAGAATCACCGGCATTGCGCGCGCCGGCGGCACCTGGCGGACGTATATGGCGGAGCTCCGCGGTCTTGGGATTATCGAAGGCCGCGGCGATCTGCAGGCCGCGTCGGACCTGTTCTCGTGAACCTGATCGAAGGAATTCAGGCGGAGTGCAATCGCATCCGGGACGAAGCGATACCGATTTATGAATCCTTGCCTGGAGGCGCGGGTCGATGGGCGGTTCTCCTGATGCGCGGCGATATCGCGATGGCCGAGGAAGCCATCGCGAGCGGTGACGCTGTGCTGATGGTCACGGTACTCGCGCGGATCAAAGAGACCGGCAAGCTATGAACCTCAAACAAATCCAAGTCGACGCCGACGAATACGCAAAGCTCTGCGCTGATCATCTTCGGGCGCGCGACAAGCTGCTCGAGATCGCGAAGGAATGCGCCAGTTGCGGCGGTACCGGCTGCGTGACGGTGCGCTACGAATATAACGAGATCAGCCGTGATCGCGTTGAGCCCTGCGGCGATTGTCTCGACATCCGCGAGGTCCTGGCATGACCGCTACCCCCCCCCGAGGACGACATGGGATTCGTGGCCGTACTAAAGCGCTTTGCGGACTATCGCGATGTCAGCCGGCCATCGATCAAGGAGGCCACGGTCTGCGTGACCAAAGAGTACTGCCGGCGAAAATTGCGACTGAAGAAAGGCGATCCGCTGGTCTATCGCGGACTCACGCTCAAATGCATCGGGTCGAAGGGCTGGCGCGATCGACAGTTCGAATCGGGAAAACTAGATGATGCATCCTAAAACCGCGCCACCAGAAATCAAGGCTATGCTCCGCCGCACATTCGCGATTGAGAGGCTACGCAAGGCCGCCCAGGCGTTGCTCGACGAGAACACCGAGGTTGCTGAGACTTCGTATAAGGAAGTCCACGCAGCCAAGTTCACCAACGAGATGTGGCGCCACGAAGATCCGCGTAACGCGCGGCTGTGTATCGAACTGCGGAATGCGCTCAAGGAATTGGGGCGATGCTCAGCACGTGCAAAGGATTCAGCCAAATGAGTCGCCAGCCGACCGAGCAAAGTTTCCTCAAGGACGTTGCCGCCCACCAAATGACCGTGGTCTCTGAGAACGGCGTACACCGGCACGTGCGATTCAAGCGCCCTGGCACTTACTGCATGCAATTCGATCTGATTACTTGGCCTGGATATCTGGCCTATTCGGGCGACATGGGCTGCTTCGTTTTCGCGCGCCTCGCGGATATGTTCGAGTTCTTTCGTTCGGACCGCAAAGGCTCGGAATTGCAGATCAACACCGGCTATTGGTCGGAAAAACTTGAGGCAGTCAACAAACACTGCGGCTATCGAGAGTTCAGCGCTGATCTGTTCCGGGAGAGCATCGGGCGCTGGCTGGACGATGCCGAGGCATCAGCCGAACTGCGCGCGGAGGTCGAGGACGACGTGCTGTATCACGCCGATGACGGACAGGATGCCGCATACCGGGCCGCATTGGACTTCAAGGGGAAAGACGGTTACCGGTTTACCGACTTCTGGGAAGTGAACTGCGCTGAGTACACCTATCATTTCGTGTGGTGCTGCTACGCGCTGGCCTGGGGCATCCGACAATACGACGCGGCATGCTCAGCACCGCAAAGAGAGGCGAAATGAGCGAACCGACGATTGCGTCCGAATGGGAAGACTTTCGCGCGACGGATATCGCCCCCAGTGCGCCAGATAGCCAGCTATCTGAGATGCGCAAAGCGTTCTACGCAGGCGTCGCGTCTGGGGTGAAACTCGGAATGCTTCGGGCCCCGCAGGTCAATCTGCGCGAGATGAAGGAATACATCGCGGCGGAAGATCGGCGCCGCGCGGCGACACCCGCGCAAAGAGACTCAGATGGCGAATAAACGCAAAGTTTGGCTCGCGAACAATACGCAGATCGAGATCGTCGATGCTGCCGACTACGACGCGCTCGCCGCCGAGCTGGCGGGCTGCAAACAGCAACTGGCTCTCGCCCCAACCTACGAAAAGATGATCGCACACAATGGCTCCCAAGAGCGTCGCATTGCCGCGCTGGAGGCGGCGCTATGGGACGTAATCGATATAAGCGGCAGATATCCGCATCCCAATGAGCCCGACAAGCTGACGAACGCTCGCAGGATCGCAATGGCTACTGCGGAAATGCCAGCGGAGTGGGGCTGCTCGTGGACGACCAATAACGGCGACCGCTGCGTGCTGCCGGCCGGGCATGGCGGGAATCACTCACTGTGAAAACCACTTCTGACCGGGGAGTAGCCAAATGAGCAGATCAGGATACAGCGACGGTGACGATTGCGACTCAGAAGCCATGCTGAGAATGTATGGCTGGCAGGCCAACGTCCAGCGGTGCATCGGCGGACGGAAGGGTCAAGCGTTCATGTGGGAGCTCTACCAGTCCTTAGAGGCGCTTCCAAAGAAGGAATTGATAACCGGCGCCTTGGTGGACACGAGCACACAGAGCGTATGTTCCCTCGGTGCAGTGGCGGTGCATAGGAACATGCGAATTCCCGCTGAGTTCTGCACTACGGGCGCACCGGACGATGAGCCAGACGACTACGAATTTGCGCAGGCAATGGGGCCGCTCTTCGGACTAAAGGACATGCTGGCGCGCGAGGTGATGTACATCAATGATGAGGATGGAAACCACCACTACGTCGACAATGGCTTGACGTATGGGCGACTCGGAGAGATGTACAACCCAACTCGGGAAACTCGGCGGGAGACGCCAGCCGAGCGGTGGCAGCGCGTGCGGGATTGGGTCGTCTCGGAATTGAAGGGCATCCCATGAGTTGGGTTACACCCGAGAAGTTTGCCGCGCAGGTGATTCTGAATGTCTGCGAGTTGCCCGACTACACCAGTCCTGACGATCAGCCAGACCTTCTTCAATGCACGGTGAGTGAACTTGAGGCATGCGTAATCAGGGCCTTCGAACACTTCGACACCACTAGCCGTCCGGTTATGAATCCGCCAGCAGACGAGGCTGAGGCAAGGAACCGGGTACATGCGGCTCCTCGCCAAGCTGATTCGGCAGCCGCGGGCAGAGCAATGGCAGGGCCGCTAACCGAATCGGAGGCGCGGCCCGTAATGCCCACCGCGCGTTGTTCAAACATGGCACACAAACGGTACGCGATGACCGGCTGTACCGAGTGCTCAACGAATAACGGGGGTGGCAAATTGAAAATGGTCTCGTGGGTCTGCGATAACTGCGGCAAAACTTGGGAGTTTCCCCACAACGAGCAACCATTGACGCACTTCACCTGCCTGGGGCCGACGTGGAAGCACGCAACGTGTCCTGGCACCGTCCGTCCACAGGCGAGTGAGGGGAAAATGCAATGAACACGAAACGACTGTACGAAATCCTCGCGGCCACCACGGCCCAGTTTCGCCAAGGCGCCGAGGTCGAGGAACATATTGAAGGCGGCGGCCTCAAGGTCAGGGAGATCTATGCGATGCCGCACGAGAGCGAAGCGCCGGCGGACATCGAAAAGGTCGACATGGTGTTTCTGACGATCGGTGTCGACAAGCCCGCAGCGGAGAAGTATAGACAAGAATTGCTGGCGCTCCTGGCCGACTATCCACGCCTGAAGGAGGGGCCGTCCTACATCGAGGTCGGTGCCGAGATTGGCGACCAGGGCGCAGCGTTCCAGTTATTCGCACTGGGTAAAGTCCTGGGCCTGTGGGATGTGATCACGCCGCAGCTCATGGGCTTTGAGGGCGACGAGGCGCGCGAGATGGCCGGCCGCGGCTTCATCATGTGCTCCGGCTTGCGCGTGGCCGCGTGACCAACGTCACCAAATTCCCGGTACAGGTCAAAGACCACAGCAAGGTGATCGCGATCGCCTATCCCTTCGTCGGTTGCCAGCATAAGCGCGCCATCGTCGATCCCAAGCTCCTCGAGGTCACTTGCGCGGATTGCAATGCCAAGCTAAACCCGATTCAGTTCCTGGTGATGCTGGCCAACGAAGAGACGATGTGGCAGCACCGACAGATGCAATTTAAGGTCGCGGCGCAGAAGTTAGACGAACGCAAGCGGTGCCGGTGCACGCACTGCGGCGAATGGACCGAGATTCGTCGAGTGGGAAACCGTGAGTTGAAGCGCATTGGCGCGGCGCGCGAGGCGAAAACGTGAAGCCAATCCCGATCGCCGCCGCTCGACGCATTGCCGAAGCCTACGGCTACGATCAGGTTGTCATCATCGCGCGGAAGGTCGGCGATGAGCCCTCACCGCACGGCGAGCATTGCACAACCTACGGCGTGGACAAGGCTCATTGCGACGTAGCGGCCAGGATCGGGAATTTCTTCAAGCACAAGCTGATGGGCTGGCCGGGTAGGTGCGATTGTCCAGCACGTGAAACGCCAGGAGAGCCGAAGTGAGAATGACGCAGGAGCAAATGACCGCGTTAGCCGCTTTTATAATGGTGTCGGCTCGCGCCGCGGTCGCGGAGCAAGCGCATCCGTTTAGCGCCACGCGCGAATGGTTGGACGAACGTACGAAGGCTCACGCCAACTTCATCAAGGCCTTCTCTGTCGACACAGAAGGTGGCAAACCGTGAGAGAGGCTGTTTGGGCTGATCTATATCAGCCGCCTGTCTGCGAAGTGTGCGGGCACGAAGGCGAAGTCGGGCGGCGCCCCATTATGTGGAATGGCTGGACGTGCGAGTTTTGTTTCCGGGCCTGGTACGGCTACGGCGGTACCAATGCCGAGAAATGCAAAGCAATTTCCTTGGATCTACGCTCCAAGGCCGATGGAGAGGTGAAGCCGTGAGCGACGATGCTATCGATCCGGATGAGTCCGACGTGCTTTGCAATGAGTGCGGCAAGCCTCTTTGGTATTGCGACTGCGAGGATTACAACGAGCGCGAAACAGCCCGCTTGGCTGGCGATGGAGAGGTTAAGCCGTGAGTTGCTCGCACTGCGGGTCCCCGTTTCCGCTCTCTCATTTTGGCGATTGCCGCGTCTCGGAGCAGCGCCCCTGCACTCACCCGAACGAATTTGTGCGGCAGCGGCTCGATAGTACGTATTGGTGCCAGCGTTGCAGGACAGATTTAGGCCTAGACTTCAAGTCTGATGCCGAGGTGAAGCCGTGAGCATGGCCCGATTGATCGCCGAGGCGTCCGTGCTGGCTGGCGGTAAGCACCAATGCGCCGAGCTGGGCCCACGATTGGATCACGGAAGGCGGCCGGCAGTGCCCGCGCAGCACCGATCTACATACCCCGAATTGCTCGCAGTCGGTCTATATGTGCCGGGCTTGCGGCTGGGAGGATTACGGCGAGAAAGGCGGGCCGGGGCATCGAGACTGTTACGTCCTGGGGCCGTGCTCGTTTGCGTGTTCTGAAATCGACGGAGAAACAGAGCATGGGTAACGGCGTGTGGGCCAACTTCGCTAATTTGTCACCAGCGGAAATCGAGCGTCTGGCGCTATTGGCCGAGGAATGCGGAGAGTGCGTCCAGGCAATCGGCAAGATATTGCGGCATGGATATGAATCACTAGACCCAACGGCAGACGTGCATAACAGCCCAAGCAATCGCCAGCGTCTAGAGCGGGAAATGGGCGACGTGCGTGCCGCCATGATTATGCTGTGCGAAGCCGGGGACACCAGCAAGCCGCAGGTACATAGATACGCCGACGACAAGCTGCGCCGCGTTCGCAAGTACCTGCACCATCAGCCCGATGCCGCCGCGGAGCCGCCGGCGTGAAGCGCCTCCTCTGCTGGTGGCACGGCCATCTCATCAAAGCGACGATCGATGTCGCCTCGGCCGAAGTGCGCTTCGTCTTCCACTGCGAGCGGTGCGGGCGGATCTTGCCGGGGCCCGAAGTTCTGCCTCGCAAACCTGGGTGGCGCCTGTGATTCTCCTCATCTGCACGCACTGCTCCCAGCTCTACTGGGCGGCGAGCCGCAACCACGGCCGGCGCTGCCTCTGCGGCCACGAACTCACGGCCTGGCCGACATGATCCTGCCCCGTTCCGAAGTCAAGGCGCTCACCGGCTATGTCAGGGCCTCCGCCCAGGTCCGCTGGTTGCGCCGGCACGGCTGGCGGTTCATTGTGAACGGCCTTGGGGAGCCCGTCGTCGCTCAGGCCGAATTCAACAGGCACATGGTCGGCGGGAAAGCGGCCCAGAATCAGCAACCCAATTTCGAGGAAATCAATGGGTAGGCGTCGACGGATTGACAGGCATCTACCCGCGAAGGTCTACCTCGAGCACGGCAGCTATTATTTTCGCGTTGGCAAGACGCCTCGCGTCGACCTGGGCCGCGAGATCGGGCCCGCGCTGACGAAGTACGCGACGCTGATCGGCGGCGCGTGGAGCTCGCGCACCATGGGGGACATCATCGACCGGTATCGGGCGGAGATCCTGCCCCTCAAGAAGAGCGCGCAGACCCGGGGCGAGGAAGGCAAGTCGCTGGATCGGCTCAAGAAAGCCTTCGGGCACATGCTGCCGGACAATGTCACAGCGCAGCACTGCTACGGGTATATCGATAGCCGTCGATCGAAGGACGGCAAGCCGGTACCGGTGGCGGCGAAACACGAAATCGTGCTGTTTGGGCATGTCTTCCGGAAGGCGATTCGGTGGGGCGCGACGGCGGTCAACCCGGCGGCCCGGCTGGAATTGCCGAAGAATAAGAAACGGCGCTACGTGAAGCCAGCCTGGGTCGATCAGCTCCGCGCCCTGGCCAGCCCCAGGATGCAGCCGGCGATCGACCTGGCGGTCATGGTCGGCCAGCGCCGCGCGGACCTCCTGAAGCTGCGTTGGACCGATGTACAGGCCGACGGTGTCTACGTGAAACAGAACAAGACCGAGGCCGAGCTCCTGATCGCACATAGCCCGGATCTGGATGCATTACTGGCGAGGTTGAAGGCGATGACGCCGGACATCCCCTGCGAGTACTTGCTGCGGCGGCCCAACGGGAAGCCTTACACAAAGAGCGGTTTCTCGTCGAACTGGCAGCGCCTCATGCGCAAACACATCAAGGCCGGCGGCGAGAAATTCACGTTTCACGATCTGCGCAGCGTATCGGCCGACGGCGCGGAGACGGACCAGGAGGCCCAGGCGCGGCTAGGGCATGCCAGCGTCGAGACGACGAAGCGGTTTTATCGGCGAGGGGTTACGAAGGCGAAGCCGCGGTCATGA